AACGGTCGACGGTGTCCTGCTCTGGTCCTCTCTGAATTTCAGTTCACAACGGACCCGTGCGAGTACGGCCTCATCGCTCGCTGGTCGTAGTGGCCCGTCAGGGTCGACGCTTGATTGGGTCGGGGCCGTCGAGACGCTGGCTCTACGTGTCGCACGGGCCGAGGGCCAGGGGAGTGTCATCCAACCATTAGCCGACTACCCGCTCCCGTCACCAGAGAGCCAGTGGGACGTGTCGGGTCTCCCCATTTTGCAGCGTCACCCGATGATCCTCTTTGGTGATGGTGGGTCCGCAAAATCGTATCTCGCTCTGCATATCGCCTCAACGCTCGCTGCTCGCGGGATCAGGGTTTTGTTCGCTGACTGGGAATTCTCACCAGAGGATCACCGGGAACGGCTGGAGCGTCTGAATGGTCCTTCCATGCCGCGCGATACATTGCACTACGTCCGATGCGCGGGTCCGCTCGTGGCTGAAATGGCTCGTCTCCAGAAGCACATCGTCACGCATCAGATCCAATATATCGTCTGTGACAGTATCGCTTTTGCTGTGCCGGGCCGTCCCGAGGATGCCGAAAATGCTTCTGCTTACTTCCGTGCGGTGCGGTATCTCGGGATAGGCTCATTGCATCTCGCGCACACCACCAAATCGCACGAACATGGAGAGGACAAACCTTTCGGGAGTGTATTCTGGTCGAATGGCGCTAGGTCCGTATGGCTGGTCAAGCGAAACGGTGATCAGGGTGATGGGAGCAATGTCGTGGAGGTCGCGCTCAGTCACAAAAAATCAAACACCGGCAGGCGGCTCTCGACCTTCGGACTGAGGCTCTCGTTCTCACCAGATCGCACCAGAGTGGACAGGTTTGACGTAGCGGACAGTGTCGACCTCGCGGGATCGCTCCCGTTGTGGCAGCGGGTGAAATCCCTGGTCTCGACTCGACCCATGACCGTCGATGAAATCGGCCGTGAGTTGTCAGCGAAACCAGACAGCGTACGCAAGGTCGTTCAGCGAATGGACATGTTCGTACGCGGAGAGGACGACAAGATCAGCCTCGGCACGACTTTGCACTCAGGCAGGTTTTGAGATGCTGAACCTTACTATCGCGATTAACATCGTTGCCACGGTAGGACTCGCCGCCGCCGTTGTGGTGCTGCCGGAATCGGGCATCCTTGCGCTGTTAATCAGTTATGCGTCTGGAATTCTCACGATGACAGGGAGCCGATTCCAGGTAGGCATCGAATCATCCGACCCACCAGAATCATGAACACTGACGCTGTCTTCTCCCGTTCTTCCGATGAATGGACTACCCCTCCCGATCTTTTCATGGCGCTACATGCGGAGTTCAACTTCGACATCGACGTAGCGGCGACGGAAGAGAACTGCGTGGTACCAGGATACCTCGTGGACTCGCTAGAGACGGACTGGGAGACACGCGGGAGGCGCATTTGGTGTAACCCCCCTTACAGTAAGATACGTCCCTTCCTAGAGCGAGCCAGTAGCGCAGCGCGTGGAGGCTCACTGGTTGTCTGTCTCGTCCCAAGTCGAACGGACACACGGTGGTGGCATGACTACGTCTGGGATACTGACCGACAGCGACCACGCGATGGTGTCGAGGTGCGGTTCTTCAAGGGGAGATTGAAGTTTGGGGACGGTCGAGGCAGCGCACCCTTCCCGTCTTCCCTACTGATCTTCCGCCCGACCCCGGCATCTGAATGCACATGGGTCGGGTTCGGCCGAAGCTTTCTGAGAGTAGCGTGTGTGACCTGCGGAGCGGTGCGATACAAGAAGCCGATCCCTATTCCGTAGCGGTACCCACGCCCTCGATTCCCCTATCGGTGACCAGTCGTAGACCGATATTGATCAGCCCCACGATGACAGCAAGCGTTTCCGGCGGCAACGGGATGACCCCTGCCACGGCTGCACCCGCCGACAAAAGCTGGAACCAGAATGTCTTACTCTTCCACAGTTTTTTCTTCATTGCTCCCTCTCTCAATACGCGCACTAGGTCGGATACCCGCCTGTGTATTCTAAACATTCGCAATGGATTCATCAAGACTCACGGTCAGTCGATACGGCGCAATGAGGTGTCCTCACGCAACACTTTGTAAAGGTCACAGTCCGGTGGGCACTCGACGGCTACCTGGATGGTGCAATGAGGCAACACGCTGTTCACGTAGAAAGGCAATGCGAGTTCCGCTACAGGCATGGCCGGTCCCCCACAGGCTTCTTCCCACAACGCCACCGTGAGATCGGGAACGCCGAAGACGTGCCAATAATTCACCTGTTCCTGTGTCAATGGTTGCCACGGGATGTCCGCCTGCTGGCGCGGTAGTGGGATAAAAACCCAGACGAGAATGGCAAAACACAACAGTCGTAGCGCGAAGCTATACCGCGAGGGCAAAGCTCTCCTCGGTCGTGACGCGAGGCGTAATGATGTCTAGCCAGACCTCTTCTCCGCGATCCAGCACATCTGAGATACGTGGCTGCACTTCCCGCATCGCATCACGCGAGTTCCTGATTTGGAGATACGCCCCATCTGACGCATCGCGCTCCATCCCAACAAGAATACATCCAGAGGTGTCTCTCTCCTGGTTGTTTCCGCAATGGATACGCACGCCGCCAAACCCCGGCACGGCATGGATCATCGGCAAGAGCTTGTTGAACTTCTTTGAACGCGAGATGGTAATCTTGAATGACCCTGATGGAATCGCGGTGTCGCCATAGACCTTGGGGCCGTCACGCACGGGATCTTCGAGGGTGTGGCATGAGAACCCATCAGGAAATGTCATCGTGCCGAGTGTCCGCTGATCGTTGCAGTCGTCGCGCACCATCTCGATGATCATCGCTTCACGCCCCAATAAATCGCCGCCATGATCACGCTACCCATACTCGACCATGACAGCGCATTCGCCCGGTTCCCCCTGTCGCGCAATACAGCAATTTCGACTTCCGAAATGCGGGTCCGTCCGTTCAGCGAGTCAAGCCTTTTAATTACTGACTCGATTGCTCCCATGACAGCAGCATGACGTTCGTCCGCAAGCCGTTGCTCCTGATCCATGACGTTAGGCCGGATACGAGACAGACACAGCAATCATGGCCGCATAAATCTCATCGGCCCGTGCTTGCGTGATGTCGCCGATGCTGGCGCTGTAATTCAGCATCTGTTCAACTCTAGGGTCTTCGGTCAGGAACGGGTCTGTTGCCGCATCGTACAGTCCCACCCCCCAGGCCATTGTCGAGTCCGTCTGCGGCCCGAGCATCGCGACATATTCATCCGGTGTGAGGATGTTCAGGAAGTCAGTCTTTTTGATACGCAATACCGTCACGGGCGGGGGCGGAGCAGACCAGCTATCATCTGCTGGATTATATGTCCCACCTAATTGCGCGTCCGGCGTGTCGGTCACGTCCACGAAGCAAAACGAGTCGTCGGGCGCTATCGGACCAGTCGGCCCGTCTCCGTTCCACTCTGAGTAGGCGATGTAGTCTGACTTTTTGGTTTGTAATTGTCGCATAGCCTAACTCCCTTAGAAGTACTCAACCAGCTCATATGAAAACGTGAGCGTGTACGCGCTTGTTCCGTATCGCGTTGCGGTGATGGTTGTCGAATTAGTCAGCACAAGATATCCTCGGCCGTCAGCGCCGTTCCATGTCGTCAGAAAGATATCGCCAAGAGTGCTCAGCAATGACTTTGCAGTATCGACGGATGACACCGTCACCGCCTGAGTGCTTTGCCCGCCGGCAATAACAGCCGTCCCGCGCTGGATACTCTTGATAACGCTCGCGATCTTATTCGCGGTCGGGACTTGCGTCCACATTTGCTGCGGTGTTGCGCCAGATTTCATCTTTTTCCCTCTCCAACTAAGGCGTGATGTGCATCACATAACCAGACAGGACTATAACGTTTGCCGTCGCAGCAAAAGCCTTCACCGTCAAAGCTGCGGACCCTGAACCAAGTAAGATCAATCCGTCTACGACCAGCGTGAGTCCACTTTTTACGGTGATGGTTTGCACAATTACGTTGTCTGGAACCGTGACCCCTCCAAACTCAACCGTCAGCACCACATCTGCGGAGTGTCCGTTGTACGCCCATATGGAGAGCCTATTTATTATGGTAGCGGAGGTTCCAGTCGCATGTACCGTAGTGGCACCAGACGTGTCGGTTCCGACTACTTTAATACCCAGTCCCTGCGTGCTGCCGGAAAACGGGATCAT